GTCCTAATAACCAATAAGAGCCATCGTTTTGTTCAGCAATAACGATAACAGTATTTTTTACTAAGTTACCTAATTCAACTTGTGTCAAAGCATCTATTCCTAATAATTGCATATCTACAGTTTGCTCAACTGAAAATGTACCATTTTTAGCATCAGCAGTAACTACTTGTCCCCAAGTAGCTACCTCTGATTTTTGCTTATACTCATAAAATGAATAAGGTGATGTTAATGTTATGGATGTACACACACCAGCTGTAATAGTACCTACAGTTACTTTATCAAATTCAGCAACTAAGTATCTTTTTACACCACTAGGTGTTTTGCAAACTTTTGGACTATGTCCTTGTGTTAATGTACAACTCATGTTTTTTTATTTTAAATAGTTAATTATTAAGACCATTCGTAAATTGCAATTTTATTACCGTAAGCATAAGAAACACCAAGTTTCCAAGCAGCTTGCATATAAAATTTAGATTTTTTAATAGGGTCTTGGTCGATTGAAATATTCTCCTCTTCGTTAGCTAAATCAGTACCGATGTAAAGATTTTTTAAGTTAACAGCGCAAGCAAATTTAGTTCCTGTTAAACCCGGTATTCCGATTAAGTTGATGTGTGAATTTTCAACTGGTAAAGTACCGATTTCATTAGCGTTACCAGAAATATGATATAAGTTAGCAGCAGCTAAATCAGTTTGGTAATTTCTAACAACATCTAAACCACCCATAATCCAAGTATCAGGCTCGTTGATGATTTCTAAAGGAATGTTTTTGTAAAGTGTTTGAATACCTAAACGAGCGTTACCAGCAGTCGCTAAAGGAATTTTAGGCGAAGGAGTTACGTTAGAAACGTTACCATCATTTTTCCATAATTTAATGAAACCATCAAACCATTTTAAGTTAGCGTCACCAGTAAGTGATACGTTACCTTGCCAGATTAATTTTTCCATTTTAAGTTTTAATTGGCGAGTTAATTCACCAACTATTTCGTCACGTAAAGTAATTGAATCATAGTTAGAACCATTTTTCAATTTTAAACGAAATACAGTTGTTTCTAAATCTTTTTCACACAATGTTTGCATTACCGCCATTTTAGCAACGTCGATAGTCATTTGTGTTAACACTACGTCACCAGTTGCTGTTAAGTCACAGCTATCAGCTTGGATAGTTGGGTCTGCCGCAATCATTGGTAATTTAGTTTCGTCTTTAATACCTACTAATAGGTTTCCAGCTTTGTCAATTAACTCAGCTGTTTTAGCACCTAGTATCATATCGTATAATACTGGAGCTACTTCTTCTTTGGTGTATCCTGTAATGGATGCTACGTTGTATGCCATGTTTTCTTATTTTTTAAGTTTTGATAAATTTTCTAATTGTTTTTCTTTTGTTACTCTAAAGTTTAAAGTTGGTCTTTGGATAGGTTCTGCAGCTGGTTGTTCAACGATTGCATTAACCGCTGACAATGTAACCACTAGGCTATCTTGTTGTTGTTTTACAGTTGCTGAAAGTTTAGCAACCATTTCAGATAATTCAGTTACCTTTTGTTTTAGCGATGTCATTTCAGCATTAGGCTCAACCATTGGAGCAGCTTCTGGAGCTACTACTTCGGGAACTACTATATTGCTAATCACACCACCAACTACAGTAACCATTTCGCCTGTTTCAATTTCATAATCGCCATCGGCTACATCAACAATACCAGCTTCAGTAACTTGCTTAACTGGATAGCCTACTTCTAATTCTTCAACTTGTAAGATTAACCCATCTTTAGTTTTCATTTCTTTCATAGGATTTTCAGTCGGTGCAACCTCTGTACTAGGCATAGGCTCTGTAACAACAACGTCTTGAAATTTAACAAGCATTTCCTTTAACTTAACTTTTAAGTCATTAGGAATAACTTTGTTGATTTCTTCTTTTAAATTATTCATGTTGTTTTTTTTATATGTACATTAAATTTTATAATAGTATTATATCAACTCAAACTATTTTTTATTGCTTCTATTTCATTATCAGTTAACATAGCAGCCGGATTCATTTTAAAAAACGCTTCAATACTAAAGCCTTTAAATTGTCCGGCTTTGATTTGATTCCAAACTGTTTCATTTTCTATTTTGCAAGTTATAAACCACGTTCCCATTGGTAAGCTCTCAAAGTTTACAACCTCTTTAACTCTGTTTTCGTCCGTTACAAATGATTCAAATATGAATACATCACTAACATTACTTTCAGTATCATGAGTTAATTTGATACGGTTATTTTTATTTTCACTCGCAAATTTTATAGCAGCATCATTAATTGTTTCTCTAGTTGCTACTACATAAAACGGTTGATTGTTTTGTTCACGATAAACTAATTTATCGGGTATCATAACAGCTCCTGTTATAATTCTTTTTTCTTCATTTTGAATAGCAAACTTAAATGTGTCCTCTTTGCTAAAGGCTACAAAAAGCTCTTCATAAGCTGGTGTATCTACTAAGGCAATATCTTCAATGCCATATTTAGGATTGCCACTTTCGTCTAATTCTAGGTAATAAACTGGGTATTTCATAATTTAAAATGTTGATTGTGCTTTATATTTTGTTACTGTATTTTGTGTATCTGTCATATCACTTTCTACAACTTGAGCTTTAACTGTTATTGTAGGTTGTTGAGCTTGTGGTGTTATTGTATTACCTTGAGCGTCAAATTGTGTTCCTGAGATATTATTTGTTGGTGTTGATACTGTAGGTGCGGATGGGATGCTAGGACTAGGAGCTGAAATACTACCGCCACCGCCACCACTTGCACCGCCACCGTCAAATTTAGTTGATGCTATTTTTGCTATTTGAGCAGCCGCAGTAATACCAGCTAATGCTGCATATACTGGTCCTAACACAGTACCTACAACTGGCACAGCTGCACCTGACGAATAAGCTGCTAATACAGCCTGAACACCTTGTATAGTTGCATTAGCAATCTGTAAGCCTTTATTTATATTAAATTGCTTTTTAGCTAATTCTAAAGTTGCTTTGTCATCTCCTTTCGCTTTAGCTAATTTAAAAGCAAAGTAAGCATCTGTTAATGCTTGAGTTGCTGCAATAGTTTTACTAGCTACATCTAAAGCTGCTTGTTGTCTTTGTTTTTCTTCAGCATTTGCAATATCAGTTTTCTTTTTTTCTAAATCTTCAAACTGTTTTGCATACTTAGCGTTAATTAATTCTTTATCCTGAAATGTTAATCCTTCAGCATTTAATTCATTAATTCTTTTTTGATTAAGAAACGCTATTTGAGCATCAATGTCATTTTGATTAGCTATTGAATTTATTTCAGCTTCAATTAACTTAGATTTTCTTAATGCAGCTTCTCTATCTAAATTACGTTGTAAAGCTTCAGTATCTAAGCCTAATGCTTCAGCACGTTCCTTAATACGCCTTTCACGTTCTGCTTGTGTATATTTATCTAAATTAGCTAACCATTCTTCGTATCTTTTTTGTTCTTCTTCCTTTATTTTTTTGTTTAATTCCGCTTGTTTTTCAGCTCTCTTTTTATTTTCGTCATCAATACGTTTAGATTCAGTTGCTCTAATTATTTCTATTTGAGCGGTTGCATTTTTAATATTATTAACAGCTTCTTTTGCTCTTTTAACTTCATCCTCTGTTAATTCTTTACCAGCTTTAATTAATGCTAGTGATTGTTCAGCTATTGTTTTGTTTGTTGCTAAAATAGCTTGTTGTTTTTTTATTTCAAGTTCTACAGTATTTTCACCATTAGCTTTTGCAACTGCTATTTGCCTATCATATTCCGCTGTTTGTTCCGCTAATGCCTCTGTAACTTTTTTAGCATTTTCTTCTGCTACTTCCCCTTGTTTTTCTAAAGCACTATTTGTAAGTCCTAAAGCATCGGTAAGCATATAAACAGCATCAACTAACCCATCAATTATACCGCCTACAAATTGTAATGCTTTTGCTACTATTCCACTACCTTGACTTAATTCTTTAAAGTTTGAAACTAAATAAGTTATTCCCTCTACGATTAAAAATATAGGTACTGCTTTCATAGCAGCTCCAATACCGTTAAATGCCGCTTTTATTTTGCCACTATCAAATGAAGTAAATCCCTCTTTTAATAAATTAAATGATGATGTTACCCTTTCAACCCCACTACCTTGTAATGTTTTAAAGCTATCAGTTAAGTCCCCTATTTTACCCTCTGTGTCATTAATTGCCTGAGTTAATTTTTTCCATTCAGCACTACCAGCCGCTACGTTTGCTTGTTGGTTAACTAAGTCTTTTAAGGACTTCTTTAGTTCCTGTACAGTCTTAGCAGCTTCAGCCGCTTCGATTGATACTTCTATTGTTGTTTTATTATCTGCCATTTAATAAATCTATTAATTCGTTATCATTAGATGATTTAACCAACGATACAAGTAAATAAATACTTGCAGTTGCATCTTTCATTTGCTGCTCAAATTCTAAAATAGAGCTGTTATGTTCTATAAATTCAATCATAGTTCGTAATAAGTTAAAGTAATTTTAATATCAAAATTGCCACCTGTAGGGTTGCTGCCACTACTTAAATACAAATCCTCATTAAATGCTAACTCACCGCCTGATGTTTCCGCCCACCTTAATATTCTTGGAGCTGTACTTTGTAATATAGCTTGTATCCTAGCCATAAAACTTGATGTATTATTAAAACGAATAGATACATTTCCTGTAGTATATGCAGTAAATGGACTTGCATCTAATGCTTCGCTAATAACATCAATAACATTAATTTTTCTATTATTTGATGTTAGCAAGAGTTTTGGCGTTGAATTTAAAGCTAATAATTCAGCACTTGTAACTAATATCGTTTCACTTTTTAAAACAATACCCTCATTACTATTTAATCTTTTGCCATTGTAACTGCTATCAATTATAACATCTTTTAAACCTACTCCAACAAAATCAGTAACTCCTATCACTTGCACGTTTTCAGAGTTCGTTAAAAATACCCTTTCACTATCCGCACTAATAAATGTATTTTTATTATTCCATTGTACTGAGCTTTCAGAATAGTTTATATTAGTTCCGTCTGGCCTAGTTGGTTTAATAGGTAACTTATCTCCTCTATCAATAGCACCTAATGTAATAACAGGATATTTTTGTGGTGCAAATACAGTTGTATCAACTATCTTAATTAACTCTACTTTAGTTGAGCGTTCCATTAAAGGATTATAATCAACTATCTTATTAACTATGTAATAAGCATTATCAATAAAGTATTTTTTACGGAATGTAAAGTTTGCTATGTCTAAGCTGTTTAACCATAAATTAGCTACTACCGTTTTGCTATCACGTCCTGTTATGTTTTCTAAGTATGATTTGTGATACTTGTTATAAAGGTTGCCAGTTGTAAAAGCTAAATCAGTATAAGTATAATAAACTGTTTTAGGAAAATAAAAGTTTAAATCAATAGTTGGGTTTAATGGATTATCGGTATGTCCGGCATAACCAAATGCAGTTGTTTGTATTGTAGTACCAACGCTACTATCCGCAAAGTTATAAGGGTTGCTAGTTGTTAAGCTAGGATTAGCATATAAGATACGAATGTTTGAAGTAATAGGTTTTATTTCAGTTCCTGTATTCTCATAAATCTTTGGATATATTGCACCGATAACATTATTTTCCACGCTTGGAGTTGGTGAAAAACCTATTTCATTCTTTTTAGTTTGCGACATGAAGTCATTATCAATAAACACTTTATGTCTGCCAAATATTTCAGCGTATTCCTTTTCGTATCTTTGATTGTAATAATCTTTGTCGGACTTGTAAGTATATTCGTATTCCCTACCCTCAAGTAAAAACAATGGATTAACCTCAAATGGATTATCTAAATCTATTTTATTTGCCCAATTAACTATTGATGATGCACCCTCTGTTAATCTAAAATAAGTTGTATAAGGCTCAATAGTTAGCTTTGTTGCATCTTCTTTGTCAACATCAATAAATAGGTTATACATTTGCATAATCCATTTAAAGAAATCTTTTTGTTTTATGTTTTTAGGTAAGGCTGCATTTGCCAAAACAGTATTACCAGCCATTAAATCATTTGCGGATGTTAACAAATACATACTTGAATTATTTGTTCCGCTTACAATTTCAATAGTTAGTGTTCCTGTTCCTGTAGTTATTTCATTATCATTTACATCATAATATTTAACATTACTCCAATTTAAAATAGTTCTATGTCTTATCCAATCGCCTTGAGCTAAAAAATAATTGCCAGTTGCTAACGACCACTCAGTTGTATAATTACCTATTGGGAATGTAGGGTCTGGATTAAGTATATTAGTCGTTGCTGCTAAGTTAAACCATGTCGAGCCACTATTACCACTCTTTTGTAAATAGCTAGTAGGTTGTAATGTTTCAATTTTAACTTTAGTTACATTTACATCGGTATGAGTTACATTTATTTTATATACTGTTTTGGCTGCAAAATTATAATTACCATTTGCAGCTACTACAGCATACGTGCCATTTACTTGAGCTGGTGAACTATCATAAAAAGGAGCTGTTTCACGTGTGTAATCAACTGTAGTCATTATACCTTTAGTTAATGACTGATTAGCTGTTAAGCCTACATAAAACTGTCTAGCCTGTAATTGTGCGCTTGTTAATTCTACTTTAGCAGTATTTGGATAAATAATATTTCTTTTAAATTCAGCACCGTTTAAAAAAGTACTTGAGTAAGTATAACCAGCATCGGTAATTATCTTATCAATATATTCTTTAGCGTGAAAGCAAGGAATAAACTGCTCAACTTTAAAGTTTAATTGTGAACCTCCATTTGTGCCATTGTCAACAAATGGATAGTAGTACCCCGTACCAGCGGTATAAGAACTCCATGAAGCTAATATATTAGTTCTGTTATACGTGTGGTCGTAGGTACTAAAATCCAAATCAGTTAAAAGTTTATCCCCAATATCAATAAAGATATTACCCTCATTACCGTTTATTTGACATACATAAACGATATTAGTATCAGGCTTATTAATTATCTTAGTTAGTTGTAAAGCTCCGTTAAATTGTTCTAATTCGTCAACAAGGTATTTACAAATACATTTCTTATTAGGATTAAAAGTATTGGTAACTATGTTAACATCAAATAAATTTTCAAATAGTAAGTTTATTTCATTACTGCCATAAATCTCAACTGATTTACTAAAGGAGCTATTACGTTTGTCAGGCTCTCTGACATCCGCTTGTACATAGTTAATTGAAATAGGTATATCACTAACTAAAGGCACATCAATAAATTCACTACTTGTTTGGTCTTTGATTAATAGCTTCGTTCTCATTATATACCTCTTTGTCTAGTTTCCTTAATATCGTATTCGCAAGTTATTGTGTAATTAAATGCCTTATCAACTTTGTGTGTTTTTACATTGTAGTTTTTATCAGTAATTGAAACAGGATAGTATTTACTATTTTCACGAAGCCAAACTACTGGACTATCAAATAACTCTTGTAAAGCATCCGATTGACTTTCTGTAATCCAATTACTATTTAATACAACTTGCTTAGTTGTTTGCGTTGATGTAATAAACTTTTCTCTATCCCATGTATCATAAGTTACACCCCTACTTTGTCTAACTGTATTTGTAACTTTGTCAAGTGATTTACTTGATACTAATTCAAAATGCTTAAATGCTATTTGTCCGTTACGTTTTAAAAAGTATATTGTTTTGATTGGATATTTTGAGCAAATTTCTTGTATAGTGTAACTGATTGTTTCATATACTAAATTCTCAGGTTCATCTTTAACCATGAATTTAACTTGAACTAAACCACCAACTGTAGGAGTGCCACCTAAAGCTGTTATTAAAGTACTACCTATATTTAAAGCGTGTATTTTATTACCATCGTAAGGACTTGGAGTTGTTGGTGTTCCTAATGAAACGGAATTATAAAATACTTCTATAAAATCAAAATTATAAACGCTGTAATGTAACCAAACTGGCTGCCCTAATGTAACTCTATTATCTGCATTCCAAAAGTTTTGCACCTGTTCGTCAAACCACGTAGTGTAATCATAATTATCAAAAGCTTCATTATAATAACAAGCATCCCAAAATTTCTTTGATTTATTTACAGTTGATTGAACACTACCTGAGTAATATTCTTTAAAGTCTATTGATGCTGTAATTATTTTATTAGTTATTAATTGAACTACTGCACTATTAAAGTTAACCTCTCTTTGAATAAAGTTTATAACGTAATCCCTAACATTAAAGTATAGTTTCCCATCAGGAGCTGGTGCAATATTCCACGTTTTAGTTGTACTACCTACTGTAGCAGTTACTACATATTTAAAGCCTGTTTGCCCTGTTTGATTAGAGCTAACAACAAACCAACTATCGTTGTATGCTGGTCTTGGTGAACTGGGCTCTGTTATAAATGTTAATGCCATTTTATTGTCTTGTAAATTCTATTACTATATTCTTACCTATTAAGTCGCTTACTGCTTTTGTTAGTGCTTGTATTCTCCCATCGTTATAAACATCACTAAAAAAACCTTTAGCTTTTGAACTATACCCATCTCTAGCTACTTTCCTTTTAACTAAAAAAACAAATTGCTTTTTAGCTTTCTCAAAATCTTTTTTCTTTAATGTTTTATATTTTCTTTTTTTGCTAGCCTTTCCATCTTTACGTTTATTCCTTGCGCTTTGCTTTCTAGCTAACTGGTCTGATTGTCTATTAAACAAATCTGTTTTTATAAATTCACCAATATACCCTCTACTATTACCCCATTCAGCTATATTATTATCCGCACTTTTAGCTACATTACCTGGTTGTCTACCTTGGTCTACCCAATAATAATATTCAGGCAAAACAAACTTTATACTAAATGAACCATCTTTAAATGTAACTATCTTATCAAATGATTGACCTATTCTACCATATAGCTTTGAGTTTTCAAATTGCTGCCCTTTACTAGCTAATGACTTTTGCAAGTCCTCGGTCATTTGAACGCCAAATGCTGTAAGTAATTCTTTTATATCATCATTTAATGCCATTTAGTGCCTTTTCAAATTTTCCTTTGTCAATCAAATAACTTAATTTATTTAAAAATCTAATCACATTCCATTTAAAATAAACCTCTTCATGCGTTACCCTTTCATTCTCGCTGCATAAATCTACATTGTACTCCCACCCCCAGTTTGTAAGAAATGCTGAAACTCTTTGTCGTTCTGTATCTCCGCTATCGTCTGATTTATAATCGTTGTTTGTTTCTCCAAATATATTGTGATAATCTTCTCGCATCTGCTGAAATAGTCTGTCCAAAAAAAAAGCAGTCCTAATACTTTGTCAATACGTTTATCGAGTAATTTTTTAGCAACCTTGTAATGTATCTCAGGTTTATAACCGCCTTTGAATGGTACATACATAACAGCTAACAACTCATTATACTTAGCTCCTTTTTGATACAAGTTATAAAAGTCAACTAGTTGAGCTGTTTTCATTTCATTTAAAGTAGTAGTAGCTTTTAATAGGTTACTATCAACTAATAAATATTTATTAAATGGTAATGTAGTTGGCTTGTTTAAACGTGCTAATGCAGTATTTAAAGCGTGTTTAGGTTGCTCTTTAATAACATCAACTGAACAATTATAAGCAATAGCTAACTTTTTATAGGCACGTTCCTCTGTAGGTTGTTCGTTGGTTTCTAAATCAACTATTTTGATGTATTGATTAAGAGTTAAATCTTTAAAGTGTTTATTCAGCTTCATGCTTTTATGTACACATTTAGCCTAAAAAGTATTAATCTAAAATGATATTACCACTTGTTTTTAAATCTTTTAAAGCCTTATATGCTATGCAACAAGCCATAACCCCATCATCGTGAAACCCTTGCGGTGCTGAATATTTTATTGAACGTGTTTTGTGAGAATATTCGTAGGTAAACAATTCAAATTCTTTTTGTAGCCAGTCAATAGGAAGTATAGTAAATTGCTTATTTTGGTTAGCAACTTGCAAACTTTCTACAGCATCCTGTTTACTTTTGCTAGTAGTAGTAAATGGCTCAATCTTATTATATTGTGCTTTTAGTTGTTCAAAGATTGCATCCCCTATTGAATTAACCTCAACGTATGTCATACATTTAAAAGCCTTTAGTTTCTTAACCAATTCGTTAACTATGTTTTGCCATGTATTATGCCGCCACCTTTCGCAATGTACCATTTCGCCAAATTCGTTTATGACTGATAAAACAGTA